AATTATAGAACAGATAAATTTTGGAGAGCACAACCTGATTTTACAGAATATAATTTTAACGATTTAAAAGAATGGTGTGGCTTAGAACTAAAAGACGAGGATGCTAAGAAACCTTGGTATTGGATATTAAGAAGAAATTTTAAACCAAGACAAGTCAGACACTTTATTAGATTGTTAAGAAGATACGGACAAAAAGAATTAGATAAGGATCCACTTATTACAATAGATACTATTCATTCTGTTAAAGGTGGAGAAGCTAATCATGTTGTTCTATACAGTAAAGGTAATTTTCCATCTGACTATAGCCACAAATCTAAACAAGAGAAAAGTGATGAAAGAAGAGTTTGGTATACTGGTGCAACCCGTGCAAGAAAAACTTTACATTTGTTGAGAACTGACTATAAGTTTAACTATCCAATTGGTGCAGACTATTTAATCTATGTCCAAGAAAAAAATGACAAATAAAAATATTTTCGATCAAGTTTTTCCAGATGACAAACAAATTGGAGGATCACATTATAAAAAATTTTTAATACAGCCTTGGACTTTTATAAGAAAAAATAATTTAAATCCGTTACAAGCAAACATAATAAAATATGTATGTAGATATCTTATAAAAGGTAAAGCAATAGAAGATTTAGAAAAAATAAAACATTACTGCGATTTAGAAATACAACATCTAAAAGATGACCGCAGAGAATAAAACAATGTTGACTATCATTTTAGATAATCATTATGAATGGTGTAAGAAAAATGGTAGAGATACAACCTGGATGAAAACAATAGGAAATCTTTCATGGTATAAAAGATTTAAAAAGAAAAAAAAATATGAGCAAAGGATTACAACTAACACTGACATTTAAAAAATCTATTTGGAATACACCATTAGAATATAAAGATTTATCTAATGCAAAAGAAATTGCAATAGACTTAGAAACTAGAGACGATGGTATTAATGATAAACTTGGTGCTGGTTGGGCAATAGGCAAGGGAGAAATTGTAGGGTTTGCAGTTGCAGTAGATGGATGGCAAGGCTACTTTCCTTTTGGCCATTTAGGTGGTGGTAACATGATACCTGAACAAGTAAAAGCTTACATGAAAAAAGTTTGTAGTTTACCTTGTCCTAAAATATTTCATAACGCACAGTACGATGTAGGTTGGCTTGAAGCATCAGGTATCACGGTCAACGGACCAATCATAGATACTATGATAGCCGCAGCACTTATAGATGAAAACAGATATCAATATAGTTTAAACAGTTTATCAGTGGATTATCTTGGAGAAATAAAAGCAGAAACAGAATTAAAAGAAGCTGCAGCAGCTCATGGTATAGATCCAAAAGCAGAGATGTGGAAGTTACCCGCTGAACATGTTGGGTATTATGCAGAGCAAGACGCAGTGCTTACATTAAAATTATGGCAAAGATTTAAACAAGAAATACAAACACAAAGTCTAACAACTATATGGGAATTAGAATCTAATCTTATCCCAGTGCTTATAAAAATGCGCCAACGAGGAATCCGAGTCCAAGTGGAAAAAGCTGCAATATTACAAAAAGAAATGTTGAACCAAGAGAAAGAAATATTATTGGCCATAAAAAAAGAATCAGGAATAGAAGTAGACATTTGGGCATCACGCCAGATTGCCAGAGCTTTCGACAAAATGAAACTAGATTATCCACGTACTGAAAAAACAAAAGAACCTTCCTTTACACAAAATTGGTTGAGTAATAATAAAAATAAAATAGCACAATTAATTGTACAAGCAAGAGAGGTCAATAAATTTCATGGAACTTTTTTATCTTCTATTATGAAGTATCAAGTCAATGGTAGAATTCATGGAGAAATACAACAACTTAGATCTGACTCAGGGGGTACGGTATCAGGCAGATTAAGTATGAGTAATCCAAATCTTCAACAAGTGCCAGCTAGAAATAAAGATTTTGGTCCTAAAATAAGAAGTTTATTTATACCAGAAGAGGGCCATAAGTGGGGTAGTTTTGATTATTCACAACAAGAACCACGAATGACGGTTCATTATGCAGCATCAATTGGAGATGGATATGAGGGATCTAATGAATTGGTAGAGGCATACCACAATACAGAAGCTGACTTTCATCAAACTGTAGCAGACTTGGTAGGTATTGAAAGATCCCAGGCTAAAACAATTGGTTTGGGTTTGATGTATGGTATGGGTAAAAATAAATTAGCATTATCCTTGGGTGTTAGTAAAGATGAAGCTGATCAATTAATAATTAAGTATAATAACAAAGTGCCTTTTGTAAAAAAATTATCGGATAGATGTAAGTTTGCAGCAGATGAAAAAGGAGTTATTCGAACTAAAAAAGGACGTAAATGTAGATTTGATTTATGGGAGACAAAAGATTTTGGCCTTCATGTTGCAGAAAAATTTGATGATGCTGTAGCTAAATATGGTAAAGATAACATTAAACGAGCATATACTTACAAAGCATTAAATAGATTAATTCAAGGATCCTCTGCAGATCAAACTAAACAAGCAATGTTAGATTGTTATAATAGAGGTCATCTACCTATGTTACAGATACATGATGAATTGTGTTTTAATATTAAAAATGATAATCATGCAAATGAAATAAAAAAAATAATGGAAGACGCAATACAATTTAAAGTGCCTTCAGTAGTAGACAAAGGAATAGGAGAGAGTTGGGGAGATGCAAAATAAAAATTTACCACATGATAACAAAGACTTAATGGCTTATGCAGCTGGATTATTTGATGGTGAGGGTAACATTAATTATGCTCAATATAATTGCAATAGTCCAAATGGTAAAGTTTATAAGAAATGGAATGTAGGAATGGAAATAGCAATGACAGATTTAAATTGCATAAAAAATTTTTATGATATTGTAAAAACTGGTACTATTCATTTTAAAGGTAAAGCTAAAGGTTCATTAAACAAAAAAGATCAATGGCGTTGGAGATGCTCTCATCAAAAAGCTTATAGTTTAGCAAAATTATTTTTACCTTATAGTGTAAGTAAGAGAGAAAAACTATTAGCAATAATAAATCATTATGAGTTTATTTTGCCGAAAAAACGCCTACGAGAAAAATTCAATTTCTAAATTAACAAGTAAAACTTAACCAGCTATTTGTAAGTTTTCTTGTACATCTTGATATTTGATCGCATTTCTTTTTGATCTAATATCTCTTTCAGTTTTAAGCATATCAACTGTACATAATCCATTTTCAAGTAAACCAGTTGACCACTTATTTTCAAGTTCTTGAAGTTCTTTCAACAACTTTATTTTTTCAGGACTCATTATAGTTCCTCATAAGTTACATGGAGTCTAGGATTACCTGTAAAACCATCTTCACTCATTTTACATTTACCCTTATCCACTAGTTCAGAAAACTTATTTAACGCATCCTTATCATTTTCTGCTTCGACTACATGGTCTACACGCATATTGTTTTGATAAGCTATGATACGATAAGCTTTCATGAGATATTATAAGATATTTTGAAAGAATGGTCAATATTGTAGCCCTTTAAGTCAATAGCAATACAATGTGCTCTGTATTCGACCAAACTACCCTCTTTTTTTAGCATTTTACGTTTTTGAGCCTTACCTATAGCATTAGCCATCAAAACGCATTCTTGAGCATCTGTGAGGTTATTTCTAAGGTATTGACCACATTTAATCTCATTATTTATATTAAAACAAAAGCTTGTGAGTAAAATAAATTTAATGATCATAATTCCTTATACTTTTTTTATTATTCAATGCAATATCATTTGACTTATATAAATATCCCATATATGTAAGATTTCATGCAAAAACAAAAAAGTAAAAGTCAAATATTAGAAACAATATTCGAACAAGTAGATGAGCAGTTATCTTTGATTCCAGATTATGATTGGGATGGAAGTATAATACAAGACTCTATGCACTTCGATATGTATGTTGATGCAATTGCAGACGTACATTTTACGGATGGTCTAAATAGAAAGCACTATCCATTTAATAAAACCATGGCAACTATTTTATTAGAAGATGAATTAGAATGCCGACAACTAACAAAGGAGGACGAACATGCCGTCAATAAAAACATCAAGTACAGAGAGTAGTTATAATTCAAATGATCAATTACCTTTAGGACAACGACCTGAAGGAGATGAAAAATTTAATGATGCTTTAGTAACTTTAGAAAATGTTTTTACAAAGTTATTAAAAAGATTAGAGGAATTAGAAAAGAGTGTAAAAAAATTACATGAAACCTCTAAAGTTTTAGAATCTACAGCTGCGCTTGTGGATCCGTTTGCATTATTAAGAAGTAATCAAAAAAAAATAAAAGATCCATTAGTTTTAACTAAAGATATGGAGGTGAAAGATGGACATAAATAAATGGAAATCTGTAGCTATTAAAAAAACTGATTTTGATTTACTTAAAGGTTTATGTAAAGACAAATTTAGAGCTCCAGGAGCTATGATATCTAAAATCTTAAATGATTATGTAGATCATCAAGCAAGGAAAAATAAAATTCCGAACGCAGCATATCGTATGAAACTTTTAAACGGTGGTTCAAATGGATCCAAAAAAGATAAAGGGTAAAGAGTTTTTTACAATAGAACTCGATCTAGAAAAGAACAACGTTACATTATACGTAAACGGAGAACTAAGAAATAAAATACATACGGTCAAAGCAGAACCATTGTTTGACCGTATGCTCAAAATCGCTAAACTGAAGTTTTTAAAAATGCGAGATCAGATTGAACAATAAGCTTAAAGTATTAGATTTATTTAGTGGCATTGGAGGTTTTAGTTTAGGTCTTCATTCTACTGGTATATTTGATACTATTAAGTTTGTAGAGTTTGATAAATATTGTCAGAAAGTTTTAAATAAAAATTTTCCAAACATACCAATTGAAGGAGATATAAGAAATGTCAAAGGAACAGAATTCGAAGCAGATGTCATTACTGGAGGATTCCCATGCCAACCGTTCAGCGTTGCAGGAAAACAAAAAGGAACAAACGACAACCGCTATCTCTGGCCAGAAATGTTTAGACTCATTAAAGAAATTAAACCAGAATTCGTTATTGGGGAGAATGTGCAAGGAATTATTAACCTCCAAGACGGCATGGTACTCAGACAGGTGCTCAACGACTTGGAAGGTGAAGGTTTCGAAGTCCAATGTTTCCTTATTCCAGCTTCGGGCATCGGTGCTTGGCACCAAAGGAACAGAACATGGATTATTGGCCACTCCAAACACAATGGATTACTTGCCTCCGAGAAGCGCAGCAGGGACAAAAAAATTAATGGAGGGGCATCGGAAGGGCAGAACCAAACCATCCAATCTGAGAGAACAAGTGGATCCAGAGACGATGAAGATGTATCCAACACCGAGAGCAAACGAACCGGGCAGAACGACAAAGGGCTATGGTCGAGGTCTAGCAGAATTAGTAGAGGGAAAGAAACAAGTAGTAAAAATGTTTCCAACTCCATCAGTGGCTTGCGAGGAGGGTGGGGAACAATCGGACAGAGTGGAGAGGACCAAATCTGGAGGTTTCGTACTGAGGAAGAAGAGCAAACCGAACATGACATTCGGAGCCAAACTATCGGACGCAATGCTTTATTTAGAAAAGAAGAAGATGTATCGATCTCCAATGGTATCGGACTTCAAGGACATGGCCTACAATCCGATAACCAACAAGAAGAGGGGAGTACAGATCAAACTACCTCATCAAGTATTGGCCAACAACAAACCTGGTGGGAAGTTGAATCCAACCTTTGTGGAATTCCTGATGGGATTTCCAGAGTCATGGACAAAGATAGAGCCAACAGAATTAAAACCCTCGGAAACGCAATCGTCCCACAAATCGCAAGAGAAATAGGTTTAGCAATAAAAAAAGTTTTAATTATGGAGGATAGAAAATGAGTGTTGCTTTTGGTTTTGGAATGTTAGGTTATGGAATTGTTTGCTTAATAATAGGTTCGCTAATCGCATTTTATATTATAAATAGATTTAAATAAGTCGTGGGTTGTAAATTCTTATTATTATTCAACCAAGAAGCGTAACTTTTTTTAAAAAGTGCTTGATTAATAAGCTCAGTATTTTATCGTTTTTGTGATTGGCAATAAAGTCAATCATAACTTTAACATAAGAGGTGTTATGAATAAAATAAAAATAAGTAAAG